GGCGAGTGGGAGCAGCTCGAACCCCGATGGCAGACAGCAGCCGTCGATCTTGCCGTGCTCGCAGTGGAGTTGGGCGAGTGGCCACAACCTGCCGAGATTGGCCGCCAACCCCCAGTGTTGGCCGCGCTTGCGGCGACTGGTGACGCCCTTGACCGGCTAGCTGCCCTCACTCGGACCACCGCAACTGAGGCGGCGGACAGGGCTATCGACGTGGCTGTCGAGTTGGAACCACGGGTCATCGCGTCGCAAGCCCCTGCGACACAACGCGAGGGCCTCCACACGCTCGTGAGCGCTCGGGTGGCCGAGCAAGAACCGTCGCTGATTGTGCGGATTATCGCCCGTATCCGAAGCGCCGCGATCAACCTCATCCGAGCGCGGGCCGCGCAGCAGATCGTCTCGGACACGATCCCGCTGTCCCAGGATGCGCAGGACGCGGTGGCCCGGGAACTCGTCGCCGGGGTCGACACGGGCGATAACCCGCGCACGACCGCGAGGAAGATCGTCAAAGCGGTGGCTGGGGCGTTCAACGGCGGGCTGACCCGGGCGTTGAACATCTCCCGTACCGAAGTTTTGGACGCTTATCGGCAGGCGTCCCAACAGGTCCACACCGCCAACAGTGAGCTGGTCGAGGGCTGGCAGTGGATGGCCCAGTTGGACCGGCGGTGTTGCCCCTCGTGTTGGGCGATGCACGGCACCGTCAACCCGGTCACAAGCCCCGGCCCGTGGGACCACCAACAGGGCAGGTGTGCACGCCTACCAGTGCTTGTCCCCTGGTCCCGGTTGGGCATCAAGGCGCCTGAGCCCGACGATCTGATGCCTGATGCCCAAACCGTGTTCTGGGGCCTGCCGGAAGAGGACCAGCTCGCGATCATGGGACCCGGTCGTTTGGAGCTGTTACGCGCCGGCGCCGTCGACTGGGCTGACCTATCCACGCAGCGGCAGAACCCCGGCTGGCGTCCGTCGCATGTGCCTACTCCGGTGCGGGATCTGCAAACCCGCGCCGCCTGACCAACTGGAGGTGTCGTGTCGAACTCGCGCTCTGATCGGCGGCGGATGGCACGCGCAGCCCGCAAACTACGGCGGATGCAGGCGGCCGAGTCCGTGGCCGCCCCGGCCCGCGAGGAGGCCCTGGAAACCGGGACAGTTGAGGCCCCGCGTGGTAATCGGCCGGGCCGCATGCTCATCCAACTGATCAAGGCCGGTTGGTCGTTGAACGGCCGCTACTACCCGGCCGAGGTGCTCAAACGCGACGGACCGTCCGCGTTCCCCGCTGGCACGCAGGCGTTCATCGACCACGCCACCGAGACCGAGGACGCCGAACGTCCCGCTGGGAGCCTCCGCGACCTTGCCGCGGTCATGACCAGCCCCGCCCGCTGGGACGAGGACCGGCAAGCCCTCGTCGCCGAAGTCCGCCTGTTCGCCCCGTGGCGGGAGCCGCTCACGGACATGGCCGAGCACATCGGCATGTCCATCCGGTCGTGGGTGGTCGGCGAGTACGGGGAAGTCGAGGGCCGCGAAGGGTTCGTGGTCAAGGAGATCACCGAAGGTCGCAGCGTCGACTTCGTGACCAAACCGGCGGCGGGTGGGGCGATCCTCGCAGTCTTGGAATCGGTCGGCCACCCGCAGAAGGCCGGTGAGGCACGCAACGTCGGCGCCTGGATCGAATCCCGCCTCCACCTTGCGCTCACCCAGCTTGGCGACGACATGTACGGCGACGGCCGGTTGACCCGTGAGGAGCGGATCGTCCTGTCGCAGGCGATCGGTGACGCCCTACGCGCGTGGGCCGCAAGAGTGGAGGCGGATGCACCCCAGCTGTTCGAGCGGGATCTGTGGGACGAACCACCCACCCCGTCGGAGACGTCGGCTGAGGAAACCCCGGCCGTCGCAGCCGAACCGCCCACCCCGCCGGTGCCGGTTGTGGCGCAGCTAGCCGCCGAGGCCGTCGCCGAACTCGCCGCTTTCGACCGGCTTCTCAACAACACAAACGTGCCAGCTTCGGCTGGTTCCGGCCAGAACGCGGGCGGCTCTAGCCCGCCGACCGCGACCCCCAAGATGGAAGGAGAGACCCTGATGTCAGGGACTCAGGATGGCGCTCGGGCGCCGGACCAGGCGGGCACCGCAGACGAGGCCCGCAACACCACCACGACACCGGTGGACGCGGCCGAGGCCCGTGTCGCCGTGCTCGCCCAGGAGCGTGACCAGTACCGGGAACGCGCTCACAACCTGGCCGAGGCGCTGACCGAGGCCCGCAACGCCCAGCACGCGGCCGAGGCCGAGCGTGACCGGGCCGTGGCCGAGATGCGCCGCTACCGGGCGAACGAGGCCGGCCGGCAGGCCGTCGACCGGCTGCTCGCCGCCCCCGAGTCGGGCGTGCCGGAGCACATGCAGGCCCTGATCGCGCCCAGGGTGCACGACCGTGTGCTCAACAACGTGCCCCTCGACGACAAGGGCGAGGTTGACACCCCGGCGTTGGAGTCGCTGGTGGCGTCGGCGATCCGCGCTGAGCGGGTCCACGCCGCCCAGCTGCTCGAAGCGCAGGGCGTGGGCAAGGTTCAGGGCTTGGGTGCCGAGGGTGACCCGACCATGGCGATGACCGCCGAGCAGTTCGAGCGGCAGGCGCAGGATCTGTTCGCTGACCTGGGCATGGACGAGACCACCATCAAGCTCGCTGTGAAGGGACGCTGACGATGGCGCTGAACGAGAAGTACCGCGACGCTGACCAGTTCGAGGTCCCTGTTTCTGCGGTGGTGCCGGCAAGCCCGGAGTCGGGCGACGCTGTCCTGGTCGGTGACATGCCGGCCGTGGCGTTGACCGGCGTGTGGAAGAACGCCGACAACGTGGACACGATCACGGTGCGCACTAACGGCGCCCACCACTTGGAGGTTGCGGCCTCTGATGGGGCACTCGACTGGGGCGAGACCGTGTACATCGACTCGTCCACCGGCGCACTGTCCAACAACTCCGGTGGTGTCCGGTTCGGGTTCGCACTCGGCGCGGTCGACTCCGGTGCCACGTCCACCATCCCCGTGAAGATCAACGGCTAGGAGAGCCACCAACATGCGTTCTAGTGTTCTTGATGCGCTGCCGGAGGTGGCTTCCTTCTCGGCAGCCGAGGCGAGCCCGACCGCCCTGTACCAGGGCGATGGTTTCAACCTGTCCAACCGGGTGCGGAGCCGCCGCACCCCGAACCCGGCCTACCAGAAGAAGTTCCTGGAAGCGTTGGGCCTGTACCGGGACGTCATCCGAGGCGACCGGCGGGCTGCCCTGGACTTCCAGGAGGCGATGACCACCAGCGATTTCCAGTTCTTGTTCGGGGACATCATCGACCGGCAGATGCTCGCGGCCTACCAGCAGATGCCGGTGCAGTGGGCGTCGCTGGCCCGCCGGGGCCGGGTGCGGGACTTCCGGTCGGTCAAGCGGTTCATCCTCGACGGTGGCGAGGCGGTGCTGGACGAGGTCGGCGAGCAGGCCGAGTACCCGGCCGCGCCTCTGCACGACGGCGTGTACGAGTACCGGGTCCGCAAGTTCGGCCGCAGGATTCCACTGTCGTGGGAGACGTTGGTCAACGACGACCTGGATGCGTTCGCGGACATTCCACGGCGGTTGGGTAGCGCCGCCCGCCGGTCGGAGGAGCGGTTCGTCACCAGCCTGTACGCCACGTCGACTGGGCCGGCGGCGCCGTTCTTCTCCGCCCCGAACGGCAACCTGACCGACGTGCCTCTGTCGGTGGCCGGGTTGCAGGAGGCGTTCCGGCTGCTCGGCGAGCAGCTCGACGCCGACGGCGCCCCGATCTACGTGGACGCGGCCGTTCTGGTGGTGCCGCCCGCGTTGGAGGTGCCGGCGCGGAACATCCTCAACGCCACCGAGATCTTCGCCGCCACCGGCGGGGGGGACGGTACCAGCAATGACCAGCTTCGGGGCACCAACCGGATGCGCAACAGGGTCCAGCTCCTGGTGAACCCGCGGCGGCCGATTGTCGACCAGACCACCGGATCGACCGCGTGGGACCTGGTCTCGGACCCGCACGCGGGCCGCCCGGCGATGGCG